TGGCACACCGATTGGCAGAAATCACTTTTACGATCTCTATAAATACGCAGATCTAGGGGATGATGAGACTTATAAGGCGTGGCATTACACATCCTATGACAACCCCCTGTTAGACCCTGAAGAAATAGACACTGCCAAGAAGTCTATGTCGTCTTACGCATTTCGCCAGGAATTTATGGCTTCGTTTGAGGCTAGGGGTTCTGAGATGTTTCAGGAAGAGTGGATCAAATACGGTACAGAGCCTGAATTTTACGACTGTTACATTGCGATTGACCTTGCAGGATTTGAAGAGGTCGGCAAAAAACGTGCTAAAAACTCCAGACTTGACAGTACCGCGATTGCAGTAGTGATGGTAACTGATCAAGGTGACTGGTATATTAAGGAGATTATTCACGGCAGATGGGATCTAAACGAGACTGCTCAGAAGATTTTTAACGCTGTAGACAAGTATGAGCCAGTATCTGTAGGGATAGAAAGAGGCATCGCTAAACAGGCGGTCATGTCTCCTTTAACCGATTTGCAGAAGCGGTATAACAAGTTTTTTAGGGTTGAGGAGTTAACACACGGCAACCGCAAGAAAACAGACCGTATTATGTGGTCTTTGCAGGGAAGATTTGAAAACGGTGTTATTTCTTTAGAAAAAGCGGATTGGAATGTAAAATTCCTTGATGAACTTTTTCAGTTCCCTGATCCGTTAACCCATGATGACTTAGTTGATGCGCTCAGTTACGTTGACCAACTCGCCAGAGTGCCGTATGGAATCAATGATATTGAGTTTGATGAGCCTGAAATACTAGACGTTATTGCAGGATACTAATATGAGCGAGATATACGAAGCAGAACCATTAATGATAGAGGAATCTATCGAAGATTGGGTAATGACTAAGTGTGACGACTGGCGTGACAACTACGAGTCTAACTATTCTGATCGCTTTGACGAGTATTACCGCTTGTGGCGGGGTATTTGGGACTCTTCTGACAGTGAAAGAGCCTCTGAACGCTCTCGTATTATCTCTCCTGCACTTCAGCAAGCCGTTGAATCTAACGTAGCAGAACTTGAAGAAGCTACGTTTGGGCGTGGTAAGTGGTTTGATGTCTCTGATAACCTGGGAGACACAGAGCGCAATGATGTGCTTTTCCTGAGAAACAAGCTCACTGAGGACTTTGAAGACTGCAAAATCCGTAAGTCAGTGGCTGAATGCCTGATTAATGCGGCTGTTTTCGGTACAGGCGTCGGTGAAATCGTCATCGAAGAAATGAAGGAAATGGCCCCTGCTACCCAACCAATCATGGGTGGTGACTTGCAAGCAGTCGGAGTAACAATTCAGGACAGGGTAAAGGTTAAGCTAAAGCCTGTTATGCCTCAGAATTTCCTAATTGACCCTGTTGCAACGTCTGTTGAAGAGGCTATGGGCGTGGCAATAGATGAATTTGTAAGTCTTCATCAGGTCGAGCTACTTCAGGAAGAAGGCGTTTATCGAGGCACCTATATTGGCCCTGCTGCCCCAGACACAGACCTGGAGCCAGACCAGGATCTTACCATCTACCACGATGACAAGGTTCGCCTGACTAAGTACTACGGTCTTGTTCCCAGAGAAATGCTTGAAGAAGCCGTTTCTGAAGATGAAGACGTTGAGATTCTTGCAGACGACGACGAAGTAAAATCAAAATACGTTGAAGCCATAGTTGTCATTGCTAACGGCGGTGTGCTTCTAAAGGCAGAAGCCAACCCCTACATGATGCAGGACAGACCTGTTGTAGCTTTCCCGTGGGACGTAGTTCCTGGCAGATTCTGGGGTCGCGGTGTTTGTGAGAAGGGTTACAACTCTCAGAAAGCTCTCGATACTGAGCTTAGAGCAAGAATCGACGCTCTTAGCCTGACAATCCATCCGATGATGGCAATTGACGCAACTCGTCTGCCCAGAGGCACTAAGCCTGAAGTACGTCCAGGTAAAATGATCCTCACTAGCGGTGATCCTAGAGAGGTGCTACAGCCCTTTAATTTTGGTCAGGTTAGCCAAATTACCTTCGCACAGGCAGCTTCCTTGCAGCAAATGGTGCAGCAGGCGACTGGTGCTGTTGATTCAGCGGGAATTGCAGGGCAGGTCAATGGCGAGGCTACTGCTGCTGGCATTTCTATGTCTTTAGGGGCGATCATCAAGAGGCACAAGAGAACGCTGATCAACTTCCAGCAGTCGTTCTTGATTCCGTTTGTTAAAAAAGCTGCATATCGTTACATGCAGTTTGATCCTGAAAGCTACCCAGTCGCTGACTACAAGTTCAACGCAACAAGCACTTTGGGTATTATTGCCAGGGAATACGAAGTAACTCAGCTTGTCCAATTGTTGCAAACAATGCAGCAAGACTCTCCTCTGTACGCTACCTTGGTGCAGTCCATTGTTGACAACATGAACCTGTCTAACCGGGAAGAACTGTTGGCAGCTATGCAGCAAGCTATGCAGCCCAACCCGCAAGCTCAACAAATGGCTATGGCAACACAGCAAGCACAGATTGCCTTCCAAAACTCACAAACCGCAGCACTTAACGCCCAAGCAGAAGAGTCCTCTGCAAGAGCCGTTAAGCTGGCTGTAGAAGCCGATATTAGTCCGAAAGAGCTAGAAATTGATCTCATCAATGCTGTCACCCGAAACCTGAAAGAAGGTGACGCAGAAGATAAAGAGTTTGAGCGACGACTTAAAGTTGCTGAGACTCTCCTTAAAGAAAGAGAAATCAAGAGTAAAGAAAATGCTAACGAACCAAGAATTGGAAACCCTGCTCCGGCAGGTGGAGAAGCACCTGGAACCCCAATGGAAACGCTTAGAAGCGTTGGAACAGAAGTTGTCTGATGCCGAAAAAAAGAGACCCAAGACTCGACAGGTTAGGAGTAAGCGGATACAACAGGCCGAAGAGAACGCCGAACTATCCTAATGGCTAAAGGAATGCGTCATTACAAGCGTGACGGTACGTTGTTTACCGGAAATACGCATAAAATGCCTAATGGAGATCTTCATTCTGGCAAAACGCATGGTAAAACGTCAGTCAAGCTGTACCATTTCAAGGATCTTTCAGACAGAGCAAAGAAAAAAGCTAGGAGAAAGTAATGGCAGGATACTATCCACAGCGAAAAGCACCAAAAAAGAAGAAACCTAAGAAGAAAACCAAGAAATAACGGTTTTATTGTTTTTGAAATATGCCGAATTGACGGTATAGTAATAAAAGAGGAAAATTATGACTCCAGAGCTTGAAGCTTATTTTGATAACTATAACGAGTTATTCAACCACAAAGGTTTCAAACAACTCATAGAGGAGCTATCCAATAACGCACAGCGACTGGCTGATATTCAGTCAGTTAAAGATTTGGAAGAGCTTTTTTATCGAAAAGGCCAAGTTGCCGCTTTTGCTACCGTAATCAACTTAGAAGTAACGATTGCAGCAGCTAGAGAGCAGGCAGAAGCCGAAGAAGATGTAGAAGCTGTGAATGCTTAAAGTTTACGACTTTAAGTGTTCAAAGGGACACATATTTGAAAAATTTGTAAACAGTGACACCAAAACCAGTAGGTGCGGTTGTGGTGACGTTGGTACAAAAATGCTATCTGCCCCGTCTTTTATACTAGATGGGTCTACTGGGGATTTTCCTGGCAGGCACATGAAGTGGATAAAAGAACACGAACAAGCAGGTAGGCGAAACTCATCTCCATAATGACTTGGTTCACGGAGTTTAATTATGTCAAGAGCGACAATGGTTGATCTACCTCCTGAAGAGGAACAAGTAGACAACGTTGAAAGCGAAGAAGCTGAGATTCAGCAAGTAGATGAAGAGGCGCAAGTCTCTGAAGAAATTGTTGAGGAACCTCAAGAGCCAGAACTACCAGAGAAGTATCAAAATAAATCTCTGGCAGAAGTTGCACAGATGCATCAAGAGGCTGAAAAGCTGCTTGGTCGTCAGTCAACTGAAGTGGGCGAACTTCGCAAAGTTGTAGATGATTACATTTCTAATCAGACGCAACAATCAGCACCTCAACATAACGTTGAGCCTGAAGATGATTTAGATTATTTTACAGATCCTCAAGCAGCCGTTAATCGTGCTATTGAGAATCATCCTAAGATTAGGGAGGCAGAGCAGCATACAGCGCATTACAAGAAGCAAACTT